TCTACAACGTGCTGGTCAAGGCGCGGCTGCAACAGGCGAAGGGCGAGACCGAGGAGGAGTTCCAGGCGCGGCGCGCTGAGCTGCTCGCGAAATCGAAGACCGGCAAGACCAGCGCAAAGCGGAAGGAGCCAGAAACCGACGAGGCCTTTCTGCAACGCCTGGCGGAGCGCTACGCCGACGCCGAGATGTTTCATCGCGAGATGCTGTATCTCTCGCGTGACCGCTTCGAGGTGCTGCGCAACGAACTGTGGGAGCTGACGCAGGCGTTTCTTGATGCCCGGCGGCGCGGCGTTTTCTACCAGAACACGTCGTTCTGTTTCAACTTTCAGCGACCGTGTCCGTACTTCGCGCTGTGCCGCGCGAATGGGAATCCGAATGTGATTGACAACTTCTATCAGCGCGTCGCACCCAACGAAGAGTTGCGCGTCGTGACCCCCGTAACGCCCGAACCCGCTTTCTAGAGGAGCTTTATCACCATGGCAATTCTACCTACGATCAAGACCGCGCCCAAGCCGCATCTGGCTGATTTGACAGTACTTCTGTACGGGAGTACCAAAATTGGAAAGAGTGGATTCTGCTCGCACGCCGACGGCGCGCTGTTTCTCGCGACCGAACCCGGCCTGAATGCTCTTGACGTCTTTCAGGCGCCGATTCAGTCCTGGGACGACCTGCTGGCGGCCTGTGCCGAGATCACCGAAGGCAAGCACCCGTTCAAGACCGTGATCATCGACACAGTCGACAACGCCTACAAGTTCTGCACGGACTACATCCTCAAGAAGTTCAAGATCGAGCACGAATCGGACCTCGGCTTCGGCAAGGGCTACGCGCTGATCAACAACGAATTCCAGCGCGTGCTAACGAAGCTCGCGTTCCTGCCCTATGGCCTGTTTCTGGTCTCGCACGCCAGGGAGATGGAGATCGAAACCCGCACGGGCACCTACACGCGCGTCGTGCCGACGCTGCCCGATAAGGCACGCAAGATCGTGCTGGGCATGGTCGACATGGTGCTTTACTGCGGTGTCGAGCAGTCCACCGATGAAAGCGGCGAGCCGCGCCTGCGCCGCGTGATTCGCACCAAACCGAGCCTCTACTACGAAGCCGGCGATCGCACCGGGCGGCTGCCTGATGTGATCGATCTCGACTACAGCAAGTTCTACGCGGCCTTCAACACCGCGGTCGCGCCGCTCAAACCGCAGCCGGCAAAGAGCGGCGCCACGAAGTGAATTCACCCTCAGGAGAAATGACCATGAACAACAATTCGATTGATCTTGCCCAATTTGACGGCAGCTACGGCAGCGAGCAGGTGGAGGAGCGCGGCGAATTCGACAGCCTGCCCGACGGCAAGTATCAGGTGAATGTCGAAAAGGCGGAGCTCGGCCAAGCGCACACCTCAGGCAACGCGATGCTGAAGTGGACACTGCGCATCATCGCGCCGACCTGCGTGGGGCGCTTGCTGTGGCGCAACTCCGTCATCACCGCGAAGACGCTCAAATTCGTCAAGACCGACCTGCACGTCTGCGGGCTCGACCTGGAGAAGCTTTCTGACCTGCCGAAGCACCTCGTCGAGTTGCTCGACGTGAAGCTCGAAGTGACCAAACGCACCAAGGGCGAGAACGAGAACATCTACTTCAACCGCCGCATTGAGGCGGCGACCGGCACGAGCAGCTACAACCGGGAGGCCGGGGATGCCCTCGTCCCGTTCTAATCCCGCGCCGGTCACATTCATCATCGACACACGCGAGCAGGAGCCGCTCGGCTTCAATCCTCAGCTGGTACGCCCGGTTCGCCGGGCGTTGCCGGCCGGGGACTACTCGGTGGAAGGACTCGAAACGCGAGTGGCAGTGGAGCGCAAGACGCTGGACGATTTCGTTGGCACGGTGATTCGTGCGCGCGAGCGTTTCTATCGGGAACTCCGCCAGCTGAGCGCATACCCTCGCGCGTGTGTCGTGGTCGAAGCAAACCTCGAGGACCTGTTCAGTGGGCGCTATCGCGGCGGCGCCCATCCGCAGGCCCTGTTCGGCACGGCGCTGGCGATCACGGTCGACTTCGGTGTCCCCATCTTCTTTTGCTCCAGCCGGCAGATTGCGTGCCGGTTTGTGGAGGGCTACCTGTTACGCGCCGCGGAAAGGAGAACGCATTGGCAACCGCCAATCTAAAGCACGAACCCCAAACACTCGTGGGTATTGTGGAGGCGCTCTATCACTCGGGCGCCCATTTCTCGGCCGGACGCTTGCGGACGCGTGATGGTGCGCTGGAGCGCTTTGCCGGCAAGGTCTTCGTCAGGGAACATGAGCCCGTCTCGTTGCGCGGCCATTGGGAGGATCACCCCACCTATGGCCGGCAGTTTGTCGCCGACGGAGCCGACGCTCAACTGGAACTCGACGAAGCCGGCCTGGCCAACTACCTGGCTCACCATCCGGAGATGAAAGGGATCGGGCCGGCGAAGGCTGAGGCTATTGCCCACGCCTTTGGTCGGGACTTCGACCACGCCATCCGCGAGAATCCGACCGCCGTCGCCTGCGTCGCGCAGGTCAGCCTGGAGGCCGTGCTGAATCTGCAGCGCATCTGGATTCAGGCCTCGGCCATCAACGCTGTGTCGACACACCTGGCGGCCTACGACCTAAGCCACTTCCAGATCACGACGCTGGTCGACAAGTTCGCCACGGACGTAGTCAAAATCCTCGAGGCCGATCCCTACCTGCTGATCCGAGAGATCCCAGGCTTCGGCTTCAAGCGCGTCGACAAGATCGCCCGCCGCATGGGCACGCCGAAGGAACTGCCCTCGCGGCTGCGCGCCGGGCTACTGTATCTCATCCAGGCGGCGCTCGATGACGGCGACTGCTGGGTGGAATACGAGGAACTGCTCGACCGCGCGAATCACCTGCTCGTGCTCGACAGTCTCGACAGTCGTCAACTGATTGAAGCGCAACTCGAAGCGCTGATCGCCGAGCAGCAACTGGTGTGCTGCCCACACGAGCGGCTGGTGGTGGCCGATCCGGCCATCCACGCCATGGAAGAGCACCTGGCAGGCGTGTTTCGCCACGCGGCCGGGGCGAACCCGCACGGAGGTCTGGCGCCAGCCTGGCTGCAATTCGAGCCTCTCACCCCGGACCAGCGTGCCGCGGTGCGGAACGCCCTTGCTTACTCAATCTCGCTGATCACCGGTGGCGCCGGCAGCGGAAAGACCTACACCGTCAAGTCCATTCTTAAAGTCTGCGACGAGCTGAAGCTCCGTTACGTGCTGGCCGCGCCAACCGGCAAGGCCGCCAAACGTCTGGAGCAGTCCGCGCAGACGCCGGCGCAGACCGTGCATCGCCTGCTGGGCTTCAACGGCCAGAGCTTCGCCCGCGGGCCGCTCGATCCGATCGAGGCGGACCTGGTGGTCATTGACGAGGTGTCGATGGTGGATGTGCCGCTGATGCACCGTCTCTTCTCGGCGATCCGACTGGATCGCACGGCCGTCCTACTCGTCGGTGACCACAACCAGTTGCCGCCGGTCGGGCCAGGCAACGTGCTGCGCGATTTGATCCAGTCCCATGCGGTGCCGACGACGGTGCTTACGAAGATCATCCGCCAGGCGGGTGTGCTGAAGGAGAACTCGACCGCCATCCTCGACGGCATGGTGCGGCCGACCTCAGACGAAAAGCGTTTCGGCTGCCGGCCCTGGTACGTGGTCGACAACTTCAGCCGACACGACCACGTGGAGCGGTTTCTCGAGGTGCTGTTCAACGAGATCCTCAGCGAGCGGCTCGGCTTTGACCTAGTGCGCGATGTCCAGGTACTTACGCCGACGCACAAGGGGCCGCTTGGCACGCAAGCGCTGAACCTCGCGCTGCAGCGACTGGTGCAGCGGAAGCTCTATGGAGTCACGGCGCCCGAACCAAAGCCGGGCGGGCGCCCTGTGCTGCTACCGGGCGACAAGGTGATCCAGACGAAGAACGACTACGACTTGGGCGTCATGAACGGCGCGGTCGGCCTGGTGATGTCCAACGATCGCCAACTCGGGCTCTCGATCGACTTCGAGGGGCAGATTGCGAGCCTGGGCTACGACAGCGCGAAGGAGCGCAATGTGCAGCTCGCATACGTCACCTCGATTCACAAGATGCAGGGCTCGGAATTCCCCTGCGCGGTGATCATCATGCACAAATCCCACTCCTTCCTCCACCACCGGAATCTGCTCTACACAGCCGTCACGCGCGCCCAGCAGTCGGTCATCATTCTCGGCGACCATTGGGGCGTCGTGCATTGCGCCAAGACGCAGAAGGTCGACACTCGCAACACGTTTCTGTCGTTTCTGCTCGGCGAAGAAAGGAGGCTCGCGTGAGGGCTCCTGACTTTTCCTCGGCCGAGGTGGCCAGCTACTACCGGGCCCGGCTGCCGGAATTGAAGCAACTGGGCCCGGAGTGGCGCGGCGTTTGCCCGGTGCATCACGGCAAGGATGACAACTTCGCTGTGAATCCTGAGAACGGTCTTGCCTTCTGCCATTCGCAGTGCAGTCGCGGCTGGAGCATCCTGCAGCTCGAACACGAGCTCACCGGGCGCGACTGGCGCAACTGCCGCACTGAGGTCGACGCAATCATTGGGCGGCCTGAACGCAGCCTGTCAAAGCTCCGCGAGGTGGCCACCTACGACTACACCGACGCGTCGGGCAAGTTCATGTTTCAGGTGGTGCGCTACGAGCCCAAGACCTTTCGCCAGCGGCGACGCGTGGTGAAGGTCGATGACAACAGCGCGCAGATTGCCTGGGAGTATAACGTGCGAGGCGTCTCGCGCGTGCTTTATCACCTGCCGAAGGTCCTGAAGGCTGAGCAGGTCCTGCTCGTCGAAGGCGAGAAGGATGTTGGCAACCTGGAGCAGCTCGGATTTGTCGCGACATGCAACGCCGGCGGCGCCTGCGTGAATCCGGCGAAGTGGCTCAAGAACTACACAGAGACGCTGGCGGACAAACGTGTCGTCCTCTTGCCGGACAATGACGAGCCGGGCCAGAAACACGCCCTGACGGTGGTCAGCGCGCTGCGGAATCGAGTGAAAGAGCTGCGCGTCGTCAAGATCCCCGCCGGCAAGGACGCTTCGGATTGGATCGCGGCCGGCGCGACTCGCGAGACAATTGCGCAGGCGATCGAAGAGGCCACCGTGGTGGGCGGGAATGCCATCGGCAACTGTGAGTCCACAGAGCCCAGCGAGCGCCCCGCGCCCTCCGGCCTCGTGCAGATCCAGGTGAACGATCGCCCATTTCGAGCGATTTGCGAACAGGCCCTCAATGCCCTGCGTGCCTCGAACATCCCGCCACGGCTGTTCGTGCGCGCGAGCCAGATTGTTTGTGTTGAGACGACGGAACTCGGCCGCCCTTGCATCACAGAACTCAACGACACGAAGCTCCAGCACTGCCTGACCCACGCGGCGGACTTCTTCGAAGCGACCATGCGCGGTGGCCGCCACGAGGTCCCGCCGCCTCTCGATGTGGCACGCGATGTTCGCAGCCGCGATCCTGTGTCGTGGGGCTTCCCTGTGCTTGACGCCGTGGTCGAGGCGCCGACATTGCGCTCGGATGGGACGATTCTCTCGACGCCCGGCTACGACCCACTGAGCCGCCTCTACCTGGTGCCATCGGCGGGGCTCGAAGACATCGAGATCCCCGAGGAACCTTGCAGTGATCACGTGGATGTCGCGCGCGAGGCCTTGCGCGACCTGCTCGCGGACTTCCCGTTTGTCGACCAGGCCAGCTACGCCAATGCAGTCGGCGCAATGATGACGGCCGTGTGCCGGCAGATCATCGGCGGACCTGTGCCGATGGCCCTGTTCGACGCGACAACGCAGGGCACGGGAAAAACGCTGCTCGCCGAGATCATCGCGCTGCTGCTCACCGGTCGGCCGGCGGATCTCATCTCGCCGCCATCAGATCCCGACGAGTGGCGCAAGCAACTCACCAGCATCCTGATTGAAGCGCCGCCGATGGTGATCATCGACAACGTCACCGCGACGGTCGACTGGCCGTATGTGGCGAAGGTGGTCACCGGCGAAATGCACCAGGATCGCATCCTCGGCAAGTCGAAGACGATCTCGGTGCCGGTGCGCTGCTCGTGGATCGTTACGGGCAACAACCTCCAACTCGCCGGGGACATGCCGCGGCGCTGTTTCTGGGTCCGGATGGACGCTGGCTGTGCTGAGCCCTTCCGGCGCACGGGATTCCGTCACGAACCGCTGAAGGACTGGGTGCTGGCCCACCGGCGCGAGTTGCTGGTGGCGCTGCTGACGCTGGCTCGGGCGTGGTTTGCCGCCGGCCGGCCGCGCTCCCGCGTGGCGCCGGTGGGTAGCTTCGAGCGCTGGACTGAGATCGTCTCTGGCATCCTCGAATTCGGCGGCGTGGAGGGCTTCCTGGGCAACAGCGAGGCCCTGTTCGCCGAAGCCGATTCCGAACGCGCCGAGTGGGAGGCGTTTCTCGACACGCTCGAAGAGATTTTCTACGGCTCGCCGTTTACGATTGCCGAACTCTGGGATCGCATGAACGAAAAGACCTATGAGGCCATGCTGCACCAGGCCGTCCTCTCCGACCGGGCCGAACAACTGCGTGAGGTGATCCCCACCGATCTGACCCGCTGGAGCGAGCGCGAAGGACAGTTCAAGCAGCGCCTGGGGCTGGCACTTCGCACATTGCGGAACCGGAGATTTGGGAAGCGACAGCTTTCGATCGAACGCGCCGCAAGCGATACGCACAACAAAGTCGCCAGGTGGAAGGTGAGAGCTCATGCCTCGTGAGGCGGTCCCCGCGAGTACCAGCACTTTTCGGGGAGTGAAAAACACCGGTCCCTGCGCGTTAAGTAAAGGCCGCTCAGCGCGTTACGGAGATTTGCGGGGATTCGGGGTATTGCGGCTCTGTGGGCTTCTTTATGCGCGCGTATACACACGTACATTCTGTATTTGTACACGTATAGGTATATCAATACTCCCCGCATTCCCCGCAGAAATCAGTAAAGATATGAAGATTGAGAACTTAGCGAGCGGGGACGGCGTCTGTGAAATCCCGCCGGGGTCCCAGCCAGTCCCCGCAGTTTTGGGCGGAAAGCGGCCGGTTTGGGTCTCATCCGACCTCCAAACGTGGTCCCCACGCGACCCCGAGCGGGTCGCGCGCGACTGCCAACTCAATGGGCGAATGTATCGACGGATCGATCCCGAGTACTTCGCCTGGCTTCGGCTGCGCATGCTGGCGGCCAAAGAGGCGGCCGACGCCGGCAGGGTGCCTGCCGACGTCTGGCAGGCCGCCCGTGTGGTGTTCAACGCCATTCAGCAACACGCCATCGCACTGTTTGGCGAGGCGCCGCTGCGTGGGACCGTGCGAACGCTCGATGCTGCAAAGTACCGGCCACCGTTCCCAGAAGAGTACGAGAAGCCGCAGGCCCAGCCGAGTCAACCGCCAGAACCTGCCATCGATGCGCGTCTCGAACACGCACGGGCGCAGATCGCCGGCATTCGTGAGCGCGCACTGACGCTCGGCTGGCGCGAGGAGCGGCTGTATGCACAGGCCGGTCATGCAAAGGGCCGGATCACGCTCCTTCACCCGGGCGAGCAGATCGGCACAGTTACACGCGAAGCGATCGAGATCATCCTGCCGAGCGGTGTGCGACAGCACTTCTACAATCCGGACGTCGAGCAACCCTGGATCCGGCGCGCAAAAAAGTGAGCGGCAGGGTGTACAGTTTTCCGATGCTTTGCGTATATTTCAAGTGAACGGGCAGTCCGACAGGCCAGCGCAAGGCGTACCCTCCCAAGATCCCCGCCAATTCAATACCGAGAGACGGGACTCTCGCAAAACTCCTTCCCTTCAGTTTCGACGCCCGAAGTGTGCCCGATGACCAGCTCAATCGAAATCCCCTACTACGCGCCGGATGGCTCTTCGCTCGGCTCTCGCACGATCGAAGCCGCGCGGCGGTTGATTGCCGACGGCTACGTGAAACCGTCTTACGGCCGCAAAGGGCACCTGCGGGCCATCTGGCTCCAGAGTTCGGACGGCGGGAATCCCATCGAGGCGCGCTCTCGCGGCGGCACGCGTTACAGCTTCATTCGAAATCTTGAGCACGGCCGCTGCTGGCAGTTGAAGCGCCTGGACGGCGTCGACGAAAACGGCGTGCGGTTCAGTGCTCGCAATGTCTTCCTCCAGGTGGTGAGCGATTGTCTCGTCAGTTGAAAAGTAGGCATGCCCGTGTTGGCGGCCGATTCGTGGCCTGGTCACGCGGCGCGTTTCGGCCGTCGCCGCTGCGAGCCGGCCCGTTGCGCCAGGTCGGTCTCAACGACGCCTCACAAGCCCAACGTGGCGCGCCACCGGCCGTTCGTCGCACACCTCCGCCTGAGTCCGTACGCTTCCCGAACCCCGCATGATTCCGCTTCCCACCACGATCACCCTCCAGTCGATTGACGCGCTGCTGCCCTACGCCCGCAATAGCCGGACGCACTCGGACGAGCAAATCGCGCAGATTGTCGCTTCGATCCAGGAGTTCGGCTGGACCAACCCGGTGCTGGTCGGCTCGGATGGTGTCATCATCGCCGGCCACGCTCGGGTGCTGGCCGCGCGCCAGATGGGGCTCGCTGAAGTGCCGACCATCGTGCTTGAGCACTTGAGCGACACGCAGCGCCGCGCGCTGGTGATCAGTGACAACAAGCTGTCACTCAATGCAGGGTGGAATGAGGAGATGCTGCGGGCCGAGCTGCACGCGCTCAGCGAGGAGAACTTCGATCTCGACCTGGTGGGCTTCACCGATGCCGAGCTCGAGGTGCTGCTCGATGAACCGGTCGAAGCGACTGAAGGCCAGACCGATGCCGATGCGGCGCCGGAAGCACCGGAGACGGCCGTCACGGTGCCCGGCGACGTCTGGCTGCTGGGACCGCACCGGGTGCTGTGTGGCGACTCGACGCAGATGGACGCCGTCGAGAAGGTGCTGGCCGGCGGCCTGGCTGACATGGTGTTCACAGACCCGCCCTACAACGTGAACTACGCGGCGACGACCAAGCGCCGCAAGATCGCTAACGACAACCTCGGCGATGGCTTCGAGCCGTTTCTGTACGATGCTTGCTCAGCGATGCTGGCGGTCACCAAGGGCGCGATTTACATCTGCATGTCGTCGTCCGAGTTGCACACGCTGTACCGCGCCTTCACCAACGCCGGTGGCCACTGGTCGACATTTGTGATCTGGGCGAAGAACACGTTCACGCTCGGGCGCGCCGACTACCAGCGCCAGTACGAGCCGATTCTCTACGGCTGGAAGGACGGCACGGACCACTTCTGGTGCGGCGCGCGGGATCAGGGCGATGTGTGGTTCGTCAAGAAGCCCGTGGCGAATGACCTTCATCCGACGATGAAGCCGGTCGAACTGGTTGAACGGGCGATCCACAACTCCTCCAAGACGCGTGACACCGTATTCGACCCGTTTGGGGGCTCGGGTTCGACGCTGATTGCCTGCGAGCGCACCGGCCGACAGGCTCGACTGATCGAGTTGGAGCCGCGTTACTGCGATGTGATCGTGCGCCGCTGGGAAGAGCACACGGGTAAGCTGGCGACGCTTGAAGCCGATGGCCGGCCGTTCAAAGAGCTGGCTGCCGAACGGCTCGGCCTGGCGCCTTGAATCGAACGCTGCCGCCGGGAGTTGGCGGCTGTGGAAGCGCAGATCCGCGCTGGTGACCCGGACCTGAAGGGCCTCTGTCTGGCACTCTCGGACTGGTCCGCCGAGCTCTGGATTCTCGAACGACTGCCATGGAAGACTACCTGGTCCGACTTATTGTCCCAGCGACGGGCCTCATCTCGGCGTTTATTGCGACGTACGTGAGCCTGCAGAACCGCGTATTGCTGGCCGAGGTGCGAAAAGAACTGGCGGAGCTCGAAAATAGGGTAATTTTACGTTTGAACGGCACGTATATCCGGCGGCGCGAGTGTGAACTGCGCGAGCAGAACACGCACGAGCGCGTCGAGTCGCTGGTCCAGCTGATTCGCAAGAAGGACGATCGTCGATAAGCGTTGTAGTGCAACAGAGAAAAAGGCCGCCAGCTTGCGTGCCGGCGGCCCTATCCTTGGCGGTCTGCGCTATGCGATGCGGTAACTCCGCGCGCCGTCCTCGCGTTTGACCGACTCGACGTTCAGGCCCATCTTCTTGCCGAGGGCGCCGGAGATGAACCCGCGGACGCTGTGGGCTTGCCAGCCCGTCGCGGCCATGAGGTCGGCCAGCGTGGCGCCTTTGGGTTGCTTCAGCAGGCCGAGCACAATGGCCTTCTTGCTGCCCTCGCGGGCGGTGCGTTCGGCCTTCTTGGGTTTCGGCGCGGGCTTGGCCGGCTCAATCGGCTTGAGCGCCTGGATGGCCTTCCGGATGCGCTCGACCGCCGTCGCGCGGGAGGTGAACTTCTGCACCGGCTTGAGGTCAGAGAAGGGCACCACGCCGGCGAAGCCGTTCCAGAGCTTGGCGTAGCGGCTGATCGGCCAGCGGGCCGTCAGCTTGGCGAGCTCTTTCTCGCTCGTGAAGGTCAACTCGGCGTCGCCGTTTGCGCGGGCCTCGTCGAGTGTGGCGAAGGCCGTGATCGTGTTTTCTGAGTCAATCGTGAAGGTGGTCATGGTTAAGTCCTTGGCGCGCTAATTTTCGAGGCCCTTGGCTTCCACCGCGCTCGTGTCGCCGAGGCTGGCGAGGACGTAGGCCAGGCGCTCGTTCGCGTGGCCGAGGTCGCCAGCGAAGCCCCAATCGGCGGGCTCGGCGGCCTGCTGCTTGGCGTGGGCTTCAAGGCGCTGCGCGATGCGCTTCAGCAGGCTGTGTGCCTCTTGAAGTCGCTCGGCGTAGCAGGCGGCTGCGGTGGTGCGGGTCTGTCTGGTGCGTGCCATCGATCACATTCATCACTTCGCCGGAACCAAATAGCAAGACGATTTCAATGATTCAGCTCACAATTCAGGCGGACGTGAATGCGGCGCTTCGCACGCTCGAATCTGTGCGGGCGGATCAGGTGCCGTTTGCCACGTGCCTCGCACTGAACACCGTTGGCAAGGCCGCGCGCGACAGCGTGCGCGGCGGGCTCAAGGACAGGTACCGCGACCGCTCGGGCTCACTGGCTTTCCTGCGCCAGGGCGTGCGCCTGCAGGCCGCCACGAAGAGCCACCTGGCCGCGACAGTCTACGACGCGGACTGGTTCATGCGCTACCAAGAGGCCGGTGGCGACAAGGCTTCGCGCGGCGCCGAGCCGCCCAGCTGGATGGGCATCCGCGGCGCGAGCATTGCCGGTGTGCGCTTCCTGCCGTCCGTCGCGGCGCTCGTCGGGCAACACGGCTCGGGCTACTTCGTGCAGCGGTTCCCGGCGACGGGCACGTGGTTCTTGGGCCATCGAACGCAAAGCCGCGTGCCCTTCTCGGTGGTCATGCTGCTGGAACAGCGTGTGCGCGTGAAGCCGACGTTTGGCATGGTGGAGACGGTCCAAAACACGGTCGAGAGGGGCTTCAACGAGGCCTTTTCCGAGGCGATGAAACGGGCAATGGCGACGGCTCGGTGAAGTTTCTAAGTGTTTGATCCCAGGGTCCTTCCTGGCCGAAAAGGCAGGCCGGTGCCGAGCACGGCAGGCTTCAGCCAGCGACAAGGCGGAAACCGGAGTTTCCACTGGGCCCTGGAAGGTTTCCACGCGAGTTTCCGTGAGCAGCCATGGCGCTGAGTAACCGTGCCATCGCGCGTGAGTTGGGCGTCACGCACACGGCGGTCAACAAAGCCGTGTCCGCCGGGCGGATTGATCCAGCGAAGTCGCTGGACGACATCCGGCGGGACTGGGAGCGCAACGCCGACTCGCAGCAACGCGCCCGACGCCTGAGCACAAGTCGCGAACCGCCACGGCCGGCCAGCGCGCCGAAGCCCGCGGCTCGTCGTGTGGCCGTTTCGACAGCGGTTCAACCGCCGGAACTCGATGCGCCGGAGTCCGGGCCCAACCGCATCAACGGCCTCTCGAAGTTCGATGTGGAGTTGCGCGAGATGATCGTGCGGTTGCGGCTTCGGCAGTTGGAATTGCAGGAGCGGGAGCGCTCGCTGGTGGCGGCGAAGGATGTGCGAGCGGCCTGGGCGGCGCTGGTATTGAACGCCAAGTCGCGGCTGCTCGCGATCGCGGATGAGTTGAGTGAAGCGCTGGCGGCCGAGACCGACCCCGTGACCTGCAAGGAGATCGTCAACACCAAGCTCGACGAGGTGTTGAACGAACTCGCCCGCTACAAGTTTGCATGATCAGCTCAGTCGATCAACTGATCGCGGAGGTTTCGCCACTCTGGGCGCCTCCTCCGCGCCAAACGGTGTGCGAGTGGGCTGGGGAGCACTTCATCGTCGCAACGGGCGCCAACAAGGGGCGCTTCAAGGCGAAGTCCTACCAGGTGGAGCCGATCAACGCGCTCGGCGATGCAAGGATCAGTTCGGTCGTGATCATGTCGGCCACGCAGATGCTCAAGACGATCACGATTCTGGTGGGCATCGCCTACGTCATCGCGCGAGACCCGGACCCGATCATGGTGGTGCTGCCGCGCGACTCGGACGTGTCGAAGTTTTCGAAGTTCCGGCTGGCGCCGATGCTGCGCGAGATGCCGGCGCTGCGCGGCCTGGTCTCCGAGCCCAAGGCGCGGGCCTCTTCGACAACGATCGACACGAAGGACTTTCCCGGTGGGCCGCTGATCCTCACGGCCGCCGGCTCGCCCGGCAACCTCGCCTCTTACGCGATCCGCTATCTGTTCTGTGACGAGGTCGACAAATACCCCGCAAGCTCCGGCGCCGAGGGCAACCCAATCGAGGTGGCCCTCAAGCGCACGGCGACGTTTCGGAGCCGGCGCAAACTGGTGCAGACGTGCTCGCCGACCAACGCCGGCGAATCGCAGATCGAAGCGGCCTATGGCGACAGCGACCAGCGCAAGTTCTGGGTACCGTGCCCGGCCTGCGAGCGGGAGCAGATCCTGCGCTGGCCGCAGGTGCGCTTCGAGCGCAAGATCGAAGACATCAAGCGGCGGGCGGCGACGGCAAGCTATGAATGCGAGCACTGCGGCTCGCGCTGGAATGATGTCCGCCGCTGGGCGGCAGCGGATCGCGGCGTGTGGCGGGCGTCGAGGCCGTTTCATGGTTCGGCCGGCTTCTGGATCAGCGAGCTGTACTCGCCATTCAAGACGCTGCGGGAGATCGCCTACGACTTCCTGCGCGTGGAGAAGCAGCCTGAGCGGCTGAAGGTCTTCGTCAACACCACGCTGGCCGAGACCTGGCGGGTGCCGGGCTCGGCGCCGAGTTGGGAGCAGATCTTCCGACGGCGCGAGGACTATCCGCTCGGCATCGTGCCGAAGGGTGCGTACTTCCTGACCGCGTTTGTCGACGTGCAAGAGAATCCAGCGCGGCTCGAAATGGAGGTCAAGGCCTGGGGCCCAAACCTCGAAAACTGGTCGATCTGGTATGAGGTGATCGCGCCCGAGCGCGAAGGGCCCGACGGGAAAGCGGTGAAGACGACACCTGCGGACCCCGAGCCCTGGGAGCGGCTGGCCGAACTGCTGCTGATGGACTGGCCACATGCCGATGGCGGCCGGCTCCCGCTCTGGATCTGCGCGGTCGACTCGGGCTACAAGTCCGATTTCGTCTATTCGTTCTGCCGCCAGTGGTCACAACCCACCTACGGCCCAGCCGCGGTCTACCTGCCGCTGAGCCGTTATGTGATTCCGACCAAAGGCGGGCACGACGCGCACAAGCTGATTGAACACATCAGCGATACCGACGCGGCGCGAAAGCGCGGCGGGCTGCGGATTGTCACGGTTGGCACGCACTATGCCAAGGAAGAGACCTATGACGCCTTTCGCATTGCCGCGCCGAAGGCCGACAGCCCGTGCCCGCCACGCTACTGCCACTTCCCGCAGGCCTACGGCGAGGATTACTTTCGCGGGTTGACCGCCGAGACGCGCGTGCTCAAGGACAATGGCACGATCGAGTGGCGCAAGGACGGCCCGAACGAGCCGCTGGATTGCCATGTCGGTAACCGGGCGCTGGCTGAGTTGTGCGGCATCAGCCGCTTCAGCGAGCGCGACTGGGAACGGCTGGAGCGAAAGCGGCAGCAGTCGGCGCAACCGACGGCGACCACCAAGCCTCCTGCCGGCGCCGCGCCGGTGAGCGCGGTCTACATGGACGATCCGTATCTGTGATGGCGAATCTGGAGACTCTACAGCAGCGGCTTGTGGACGCCGAGACAGCTTACCACCAGCTGATGATGGGCGACCGCGAAGTGGAAGTTACGTTCAGTGACGGCCGGAAGGTGAAGCTCGGCGAGACCGACGCCGTGGCGCTCAAGCGCTACATCGACCAACTGCGGACCGAGATTGTCGCGGCCCGTGTGCCTCATGCGCGCGGACCGGTCGGATTCCTTTTCTGAGAATGGCGAAACGACGCTCGACACGAGAGCAGAGCCCGGCCCTGCTGAAGCCGATGGCTGATGCGCAGGCGATGTTTGGCCCGGGCAACGCGCACTTCGGCGCCTCGGCGGCACGGGAGTTGGCGAGTTGGAATCCGCTGGCCGGCTCGGCCGACGCGGATCTCGACTTCGATCTACCGACCCTGCGCAGCCGCTCGCGCGACCTGGTGCGCAACCACGGCATCGCGAGCGGCGGCATCCAGTCGATCGTCGATAACGTGGTCGGCATCGGCGCGGCGCTGGCTCCAGTGCCCGACTACACGGCGCTGGGTGAGACGAAGGACTGGGCGATCGGCTGGTCGAAGACGGTGAAGTCGGCCTGGCGCAGCTACGCTGAGACAACCGACTGCGACGCGGCGCACTCGCTCCGCTTTCATCAGATCACCGAGCAGATCTTCCGCGCGGCGATGGTGAATGGCGAGGTGCTGGTTCTGCCGCTGTGGCTGCCGGACAAGACCAGTCGGTTTGCCACGCGCTTCCAGGTGATTGAGAGCGATCGGCTGTCGAACCCCGACCACCGCCCCGATGACGAGCACCTGAGGGCCGGCGTTGAGATAGACGACTACGGGCGCCCGCTCGCCTATTGGATTCGCAAGACGCATCCGGGCGACCGGTTCCTCGGCTTCGTCAGTACTGCCCTCGTGGACGACTGGGAACGCGTGCCGGCGACGACGGCCTGGGGCCGGCCGCGAGTGCTGCACATTCACGACAAAGAGCGGACCGGGCAGCACCGGGGCAAGCCGTTGCTGAGCTCCGTGCTCGCGCAGTTCCGGATGCTCGATCACTATCAGCGCACGGAGCTCCAGGCCGCCGTGGTGAACGCCATGGTGGCGGCCTTCATTGAGACGCCGCTCGACGGCCAGACGGTTGCGCAGATGCTGGGCAGTGATCTGTCGGACCCGCGAGTCAACGAATACATGGCGATGCAGCGCCAGTATATGGCGCCGTTGCGCGGCGCCGGGGTGTTTCAGATGCCGCCGGGCTCGAAGATGGAGCCGTTTCTGCCGACCCGGCCGAGCGATCAGTTCGCCCCGTTCATCGAAGCCGTGGTGCGCCACATCGGCGCCGGCATCGGGCTCCCGCTCGAACTGCTGCTCAAGGACTTTTCGAAGACCAACTACTCCAGCGCCCGGGCGGCACTGTTGGAGGCCTGGCGCTTCTTCCTCGGCCGGCGGCGCTGGTTGGAGGACTGCTGGTGCCGGCCGGCGTATGAGCTGTGGCTCGAAGAAGCCGTATCGAACAATGCCGTCGAGGCGCCGGACTTCTACTCGTCTCGCTTCGCCTATTCGCGCTGCAAGTGGACCTGGCCGGGGCGCGGCTGGATCGATCCGGTCAAGGAGGCGGAGGCGGCACAGATCCGCATGGACAGCGGGCTGTCGACCCTGGAGCACGAATGCGCCGAGCAGGGGCTCGACTGGGAAGAGGTGCTGGAGCAGCGGGCGGTCGAACTGGCGCGAATGCGCGAGTTGGGCATTCCGCTGCCGAACGCATTGAAGCCATCTCCGCCCACTGGCGAGCAAGAACAGCGCCCGGAGGAACAGGCCGCATGAGAGCGTTTGATGTCGCAGCCAAGCAGATGTGGGCGATTGCGAGTTGGATTGGCCCGGACGGCGAAGTGGAAGCGCCGGCGCTTGAGCAGATTCTTTCGATCGCTGAGCGAGCACACCAGCCGGACTTCGAAGCCGTGGCGCAGCGCCAGGCCGAACGCGCCGACCAGAGCGGCATTCGCGAAATGCGCGGCAGCGTGGCCGTGATCAATGTCACGGGTCCGATCTTCCGCTATGCGAGCCTGTTCACGGCGATCTCGGGCGCTACGTCGGTCGAGATGCTGGCCACGGCGTTTCGCGCGGCTCTGGACGATCCGGCGGCGAGTGCGATTGTGCTCAACATCGACTCGCCCGGCGGGCAAGTGGCGGGCATCAGCGAACTCGCCACTGCGATTTTTGAGGCGCGGGCCGTCAAACCGATCGTCGCCTACGCTGATGACCTGGCGGCATCAGGCGCCTACTGGTTGGCCTCGGCGGCGAACCGGATTGTGGCGAGCGACACCGCACAACTCGGCAGCATCGGTGTCGTGGCGAATCTCGATGTGCGGTCGAAGGGGCCGAACGTCAAGTCGTACCAGTTTGTATCGAGCGTTTCGCCGAAGAAGCGGCCGGACCTGGAGACGGATGAAGGGCGGGCGACGATCCAAGAGCGGATTGACGACCTGGCCGCGGTGTTTGTCTCGACCGTGGCACGCAATCGCGGCGTGAGCGAAGACCATGTGCGTGCCGACTTCGGCCAGGGTGGCGTGCTGATCGCCGCGAAAGCGATCGCCGCCGGGATGGCCGATGAGATCGGGACCTTCGAGGGGCTCATCGCCACGCTCGACAAACAGGGCATGGGCGGAAGCGCCGTCCACTTTCAACAAGGAGTCATCATGGAACAACCGAACAGTGCTGAGGCGGCGCAGACGGCCGCCCCGGCTCAACCACCGATCGATGTGGATGCCGTGCGCCGTCAGGCGACTGAGCAGGCCATTGTGGCGGAGCGCGCCCGGATTGGCGCGATTCTCGCATCGCCCGAGGCGGAGGGCCGCGAGCAACTGGCGCGCACGATCGCGCTCGAAACGGGCACGACACCGGAGGCGGCCAAAAAGCTGCTGAGCGCCGCACCGAAGGCCGTGCAGGTCGCCCCGAACCCGCTCGCCGAGGCCATGGCCGGCGTGAAGAACCCGCAGGTCGGCAGCGATGCCGGCGACGGCGAGGAAGATGTGGCCGCGGCGGTACGCGCGACCGTCGCACTCTATCAGGGGGTGAAATAGGCGATGCCTGCCACATTTGAAACCACTTCGTTTACGCCGAGCGAGCTGATTCTCGGCGGTGAGATCACCAGCCGCCAGGTGACCGTCTCATCGGGCTCCGGCGCGGTCGCTACCGGCACCGTGCTCGGCAAGATCGGCATTGGCGCGGCCACCTCTGCCGCGAAGGCGGGCAACACCGGCAACGGGACGCTGACGATGAACGCCGCGGCGCCGATCCTGGCTCACGCACAGGTCGGTGTCTACGTTGCACGCTGCACCACGGCTGCCACAAACGGCGGCACCTTCCGCGTGAGCGACCCGAACGGCAACATCCTGGGCGACGTGGCGGTGGGCACGGCGTTTGCGAAGCAGATCGGCTTTGCGATCGCGGATGGCGCGACGGACTTCGTCGTTGGCGACGAGTTCAACATCACCGTCGCGGAAGGCAGCGGCGAGTACGTCGTGTCGAAGGCCGCCGCGATCGACGGCAGCCAGACGCCGGACTGCATCCTGGCCGAGGATGTCGACGCCACGGCGGCCGACGTCACAGTGCCGGCCTATTTCACCGGTCAGTTCAACGCTGGCGCCCTGACGATCGGCGCCGGTCACACCGTGGCCTCGATCCGCGAGGCGCTCCGGGCGACGGGGGGCCACCTGATCTCCACCCAG